GCACTTAATTCGGGTGATGTTTCTATAGGCCTTGCAGTCTTAAGCATTTCATTTCTGCGCTGGAGCAGACTGGACACGCCATCCATGTCAGAGAAAAGAGTGGGGGCGTTCGCTTGCTGAACTTGCGGTTTGGTAGGTTGTAAAACTGGGGGTGTTTCAAATTGAGCGAAATTGTTTTCAAACTGTTGATCCGGGGATGCTACAATTTCTGGATCCGCAGATAAAAATGCTTGCTCTGGCTGAGTTGATTGAGATTTTTCAAATGCATCAAACTCGCTATCAAAATTGGGATCTTGCTCTATCGCCTGTTGTGGTTGTGGTGTGGGTGCCGCAGCTTGCGCTTCTGCTGGGCCTAATCCTGCGCTTATGCGACGTATCAATGTACCAATGTCAGTGCTTCCTCCAATATTTTGCGCGTCTGCCACATCAGAAGGCTGTGAGAAGCCTTCTAGTTCATTGAAGATTTGCCCGAGACGCAGTCCCATCACTTGGCCCCTTTGCGTAAGATATTCTTTTGCGCTTCGGGCATCGGTCCATTGAGTTCTAAAAACTTTATTACTGTTTCTGGATTCTTGCCTCGCAATATTAAGTTACGCCCCCTTGCCATTTGATCAGGTTTCACGGGGCGGGGTTTTGTTTGACGAATTGCATCTACGCTATGCGCCCTACTCTGATCCGCTTTAGTTTTAGCTGTATCTTGACGTTGGTTTTCACTGTTCATTAGCTCCATGAGTGACGCAGATGGCACTGGTAATTTGTTTAAAACCTGTCCTTCAACGTCAAAATCTGGTATTCCTTTAGTAGTCTCACGTACAGAGTTTTTAATTTTTTCTAGTTCTTGGTTTTCAATTAATGCCATAACTGCTGCAGCTTGCTTCATTTGTTTCCATGCGCGCGGCTTGAGTCTTTGACCTGATATAAGTGTGGCTAGGTTTGTTTTAGCTTCTTCCATTACACCAGGTGCAATACCTGCGATGTTTGCAGCTTCTTGCACTCGTACGGAAGAATCTGGGTCTACTAGGCGCGCAAATACTGATATAGCGGCTGTAGCAGTAAAACCACTTTGCTCATCGGTAGATAACCCTATTAATTTGTTTGCTTCTTTAATAACCTTGATAGGCACCTTTGCAGTATTCCTTATATTGTTATCTAAACTAATAATAAATTTTGGAATATCCAATGGACCTAATGCTTTCGGTGGCTTTGGTTTATTTGCTGTTTCTTGAGTCTGCGCAAATTTGATTGCTTCTGTGAGTTGCTCTACGTTTGCACCTGCTCCTGCTAGTAGCTCGGTGGCTGCTCCTTCATTCTCGGTGCCTTGGCTATCAATCAAATTTTGGAAAGATTTAGAGAATCCTATGGACTGTTGTTCGTCACCTAAGGTAGTTGCGATTAAATCTGGATCCCAATTATAGCCTAATACGTTATTTGCCATACCTGTGATTGGCACTGCTAGTAATTTCTTTTGCTGAGGAGTGAGTTTGTCAGCATTTCCAAATAGATCAGCTAATTTTTGATACACAGTTACTGTTAAGTCTTTTTGCTTCTGCTGATTATTTGCTTTGTCTTGCTGCACACTGTGCATGAGTTGGCCGAGGTTTCCAACTTCGCCTAGGGTTGGTGCCTTTGGAGCTAATTCGTTCGAGAATACGTTTGCCGCACCTTGTCTAAATCCCATAATAGTTCCTTACCTTCTAAATAAACTTGGATTTCCTGTGGGCGAGGTTTTTAAGCCGCTTCCAAATTCTGCATTCGGGCTGGTGTTTATGTCTGCTAATTGCATCTTAAATATATTAGCCATGTTATCAGTATTTTCATTACCACCACCAAAGATTGAGCTGAGAGTTCCGAAGTTCATGGCTGTTTGGCCTAGCGATCCGATTGTTTGTGCGCGTGTGATAGCACCTGATTGGCCGAGGGCTGCGATATCTGCGGCTGCTGTTCGGTTTTCAAGGCTTCGACCCATGAGGCCGAGTGCGCCTTCGCTTGTGATGCCACGACGATTTCCTTGGGCTATGCCAGCTTGAAGGGCGATGTCTTGTTGTTGTGCTCCGATGAGTCCTGCGGCTGCTTGGCGTTCGAATTCGTTGAGGGCCTGAGAACCTGCTGTGCTGGTTTCGAAGCCTGGGCCTAAGCGTTGGGCTAGTTGTTGGCGTAAAAGGTTGCGCTGACGGTCTATTTCGCCTCTGAGAGGGCTTAAGGAGGCACTTTCGCGTCCTTTGAGGAGGTCACCAAGGTTGAGGCCCGCTTGTTCCATGGCACGAGAAAGTTGGATGATTTCTGCTTCACGACGCCCTATGTCACGGCCTTCAGCAGCGAATGCTTGGCGTTGGAAGGCTATTTCTTCTGCGGTAGGGGCGAAAGCCCGACCTGCGGCTTTAGCAGCTTTGTCTTGGGCGCGTCCGGCTAGGAAGCCACCGAGTGCTTGTGCGCCAACACCTGCAGCAATTAATGGAAAAGCCATAAATACTCCTTTAAATCAGTATAACACTAAAGTTTAAGTGCATAAAAATCCAAATTACTAATGCTGCTAGCTGCTGTTGGGCCAGTTATCACATCTGTTTGTAATTCATAAGTTATGGTGCCTACTCCTGGATTAAAGTCGATGTAGATGGGAGATCCACCAAAATAGGTTTGATTGTTGGTGGTGGTGTCCATTGTATGTCCGTATCTGTTGTTAGCAATTGCAATTCCATTACGCTTTATTACAACGTCTAATCGAACTGTAGCTGAACCAGTAGCATTAATAGCGTTAATTGAACTTTCAGTTGCGCTTCTGCTGTTCAAACCCAACATGATGGGGCCACCGTCAAAACTTTCAATTTTGACCGTAGCGACTACGGTAGCTGTAGTGCTAAAAGTTGATGATGCGTTATTTGAATGTATAGGAATAAAACTGTCTTCACGTGGGCCTAGACTAGCTACGTTAATAAAATTACTAGATGCATCGTTTTCAATCTTTCCTACGCAGCGCCAAGGATTGTGTGTGTGGTAGAAGCCTTTAAGGTCTTTTCTGATATGTGGGGCGACATTTGATATGACTGAAGATCCACTATCTTTGACGTATAAGTAATAAGTGGTACTAGCATTTTCAGATACACCGGAATCGAGACTACTAGGCATTAACCACTGAAGCAGGTCGTATTCAAAATTGAGCAGTGAACCGTATACATTTATATCCGATCCTTTGCTATTAGAACGTATTTCGTTGTCGCCTTCTATGGTGAGTGTGATGTTGTTCTCATTATTAAATACGTGCGAGAAGTCAAATGAACGGGCTGCAATACACTTTGTAGTATCTTGCACTGTGATTCCTATGAGTACTTGATTTGCGTCTGTGAAGGAGCCACCTATTTTGACTTTCCATTTCTTTTCTACTAGATCAAGCCAATAATCTCCGTTGATGGCCGCGGAAGGCTCTACGCCTGAGAAATATGGTGTTGATGATGCGATTGCTGCGGTGAGTCCGTCATTATTTAAGAAGATCCATGCGGCTTGTAGGAGTGTAATTGTGTCGTTATTGCTGATTGTGATTCGCTCAACTGGGGCATCTGCGTCGTCAAAGAACCAACCACGGAAACAGTGAGTGAATTGTGGGATGCCCGCGTTACTGTCTACGTATGCGAAGAAGTACTCGTCGTCTACTCCGTTATTGATTTTAAAGGGTGCCCAATCACCAACGCGGGATGTGATGGCGGCTCCTACGGTATCTATGGCGAGATTTGTGTTTCCTTCTCCTATGAGCTTCGAGTTAGCTTGTCCGGTTAGATTTGTATCGTTTACTAGGGCAGTTGCTGCAGGTGCCAGGGGAAGTCCTGTGAGTGTAATGTCGGATACGAATGTTACAAGCGAGTTATTAATAGAAACGGCAAGATTTGTTGCGGTGGCGTAGATGGTTGCTTCGTTGAGTGTTCCGTCTGGGCTGAGAAAGAGGGGCTGATTACTTGATCCCCTTGTTGCTGCGCTGACAATGCGATTTTCTGATGCGGCGCTAGAGGAAACAATTGATGCAAGGTTAGTCGAGGGGCTTTCATACCATTCGTCGGTGCCTTTAACTTCTGCGATTGCGAAGCGTAGGCGTTCTAGTTCACCTGCGGTTGAGGTTGCGAGAGACTCTGAGCCTACTTCTCCGGGATCTGCAGTACTTTGCATTTGAGCTACGTTTGCGGAGTAGTCGTCGAGTTTGTCTGGTTCAAAGTTGGCGATGACGTTGTCAAATTCAGCGTTTTGGTCTGCCGCTGTGAGTGTTTCACCAGCGATCCAAACTTTTAATCTGCTATATAATCCAGGCACTATCGCCTCCTTGATTTCTCGTCAGCCAAACGGAGGCTGAATATTGCTCTAACTAATGTAAATCTCTCGCCATTTCCGCTGTTCTTAATGTTTAGTTTAATACGGCGGCCACTTCCTAGCAAGCGGCGTCGACGATATTGAGGCTCATCTCCGTCGGTTAGGAGGTCATCTAGGGCTGTAGAGTCCAAAATAAAGGAATCTAGCCCATGTCCGAGGTATTGTTCATAGGTAATTGCCTGTTGATACTGGCCGTCTATTTTGACTGTTACTTCGACTGTCCAAGTGCCTTCTATCTCAAAAACGAGTTCTAAGGCGTCGAAGAGCTTGTGCGCTCCTGCGAGGGCTTGATCTGCGAAGCCAAAGTCAATCCAGGGGGTTTCTATTTCGCCTGTGTAGGCGGCTCCATCGACTGAGCGGAGGTCTATGTCGTAGAGGAGTATGTTACCTTCCTCGTTTCCATACATGGGCTTTGCGACGTTGAAGGAGGGGTCTTTTCTAAGGGCTAGGCAGGTTATTTGATCTTTGTCCTCCCAAGAGACGCGGGCATTTTCTTCATTGAAGTCGATGATCAGGAGGCGGTCGTTAAAGAAGGCTCCGGGAGAGCGATAAGTTATTAAGCCTTGCTTTTTGTCCGGGTAGTAGAGGGCATGTGTGTCTGCATTTCCGTCACGTGAGGTATTTTCTTTCATGTAACCTTCGTTGCGAAGCGCACTTAAAAGGTCTGCTGATTCCACGTCTCCGAATTTGTCGGATGCTGCTAGGGAGGTGAGCGAGCCGGTTTCGTTTTTCATAATTAGGTCGTTTAGGATCTGCATCACACTGTGGGAGCTGGCGACACCGAAGGACGATTGAAGTTTGTTAATTGTCCATTTGGTTACGTCTGGATCTGTGTCATCGAGCACGTAGGCACCTTGTCCGTCTTTGAAGATAAAGAGGTGTTCTTGATAGACGACAAAGGCTGCTATTCGGGTTCCGTCACCGGGGAATACATCGAAGGTGAGGAGTTGGGCGCTGGTGAAGTCTTCATGATCTTCAGGATCAGAAGCGTAGAGACGATGAGGAGCATTATCACTACCAAACGTCCAAAGACGCCCTTTGTGGATGATTCCGGCTCTGGGGTAAAAGGTTGACCAGTCAGCAGCTGGTTTAGAAATGTCTGAAACGGTAGTACCATCGGCTGTGATGACTTGGACTTGGTTTGCTCCTGTGAAGATGAAGAGCTTTCTTGATCTGGCTGTGAGTTCTGTTCCGCCTGTAACAAAGAACGTCTGGTTTCCAGGCGTTGCAAGGCCCGTCTTAATCGGCGTGTTTGATGAAAATTCTCCATTACCTGTGTCCCTGTAAATACTTCCAGAGCGAGTGACTGCGATCAGTCTTTGTGTTATCGCGTTCGGAAACCAGTCATATACGCCTACCACTGCACCGTCTAAAGGTGTGCTGTTGTAAAGTTTGGACCCCGGAGATTTGAGCACACGGGTTCCGTCAAAGATGACGTTTCGAGCAACGACGAGCGCACCAGGAGGCATGTCGGAGTGTGCTTTATCTGTGATAAGCCCGACGTTGCCAAGTGGTAATGCAATTTTTTGCCCCTTGTAGGCCATAGTTAATCCGAAAAGTAATCGCCAGCAAAAAAGCCACGACGAAAACGGTTAAGTTGATCTTCTCGGGGAACTATTAAGGCACCGGAAGACAAGTTTGCGTTTCTCATTTGTTTCTGGTTTGCGAGGACCATGCTACGGAGTTTTCCTTGTGTAAGTTGGAAGTAGCGGTCTGCACGGTCGTCATTTTTGTCTTCTAGGATCATGTGAATTGCACCGTAGGCTAGTACGATGCGATCCTCGCGGGGGAGGATTGGAGTTGTATCTGGTGCAGTTGTTAGAGCTGCGGGTATTGGAATGAAATCGTATTCGATTCGGATTTGCTCTTGCATCCATCTGTTGAATCTAAGGTAATACTGTCCGTCGGTTTCATAGATGATCGTAGCGTGCGTTGGTACACCTTGGATAAATCCGTGAGGCTTTGGGAAATCTCTGTCAAAAGCGTTTCTTTCGATGAGTGCCACTTCAGAAGGGTGCATGTAAGAGCTTCTATAGAGTCGAAACGGAGATATAAGTCTGACGATATTTGGTGCAAGTGCATAGTCGGTTTTGTAAGCTTTGAAAGTATAGCTTCCCGTTGCGCCGAGGAATGGCCCGTCAAGTGTAAAGCCAGCCGTGTTTGCAGTATGAGTTGCGAATATATAGAATTCAGCCGTATCGCTAGTTTTGAGTTGATGGGTATTTGCAAAGCTTCCAAGTCCCGTAGGAATGTCGCTGAAAGTTCCAGCAGTGTTTCCATTCGTAAGAGTAACTGTGCCTGTTTCGTATGGTGGTTGAAAGGTGATAATTCCCGGGTTACGGCTTTTTGCCCAGACCCATGGGACGCCAAGTTCTTGATCATATTCGGATCCTCCTGCAATAACATTCAACTGCATAAGATTCAGAAATTCAAGTACCTCTGAGTTATAATCGGAAGAGCCATCAGCTGGCTCCCCGGCTTTCTTAAGAGAGTAACTTGCTAGATCACTTGTAGTCGTGAAATTAGCCATCTATCGCCTCCGTGCGAGCGCGACGGGCGATATTACCCGATAACGCTGTAAATAATTGTAACCAAGTTCCCTGCATTCGCTACTGCGAAGTAAGGCATGATGCCTTCCTCTGCGTCGAAAACTAGGGGACTGTCATCTGGGTAATCTAGAGATAAAACACCGTCGTCTGCCAATGCGCTTTTGAAGGCGAGAAATTCTGCTACCCAAAAAGAGGTGGCTGTCATTGGTGTTGCTGGTGCTGTGGTCGAACGGATACGAATAGAATATTTAGTTCCGTCTGCGCCTACACCTGCTTCGCCACCTAGTGCCCAATCAACTGGTGGAGCGAATGAGAAAATTTGACTTCCAGTTGCTGTGTATGTTGGAGATAAAATTACAGATCCTATGGCTACGTAAGAGGTACCGTTAAAGTATTCGAATGAGTAAACTCCAGCTGCACCTGCACCTACAGTTACTTCGAGTCCTACGAGGCCGAAGGGCTGTTTTGCTTGTACGAGGAATCCGTCATTGTTTGCTTCAAAGTAGAGGTTGTCTACGTCTGTGAGATCTGGATTTCCAGCAACTACTAACTTGCCGAAAAGATATTTGCTTGATCCGTATTTACGAAGAATACCTACGTCTGATAAGCCGCCTGAACGGTTTTCTGCGGTGACTGAGTGAATCTGCAATTGCTTTGCACTTGGTGGTGACAAAGCAGCAGGTTTCGCCTGTACGCCATAAGCAGTAAAAAATGTTTGTGTTTGTCGTCTGCCACTCATTTAGCTTCTCCTGAGTTTACTTGTTCAACTTTAGCAGCTACTACTGGTTTTGGCTCTGAGACTGATACTGTGCCCACAGCTTGATTTTTAATTGCTGCAGCCTGTGCCCCACCAATGTTTAGCTTGGCGAGTACAGTTGTCATACGTTCTGCTACTAGGTCATTGATACGGCCTGTGAATTCTGCTTCTGCTTTAGCACGAACTTCTTTTTCAATGCTGAGAGCATACTCGGATTTAAAGTCTTCTTTGATTGCTGCGATGTCTGCAGTGGTCAAAGGTTGCGGAATGAGTTTTGCAGCTTTTGTATTTGCTTCTTTTACTTCTGCGATAGTTGGTGCTCTGGATCCATCGCGAAAAAAGCAAAGGCCTGAACCTACTGGGCGTTCAAAAATGTCACCATGTAATTTGCTTGTGAATAGGCGGTAGTTTTGTTTGCGAATAACTGTGCCTGTTTTCATGTCACGTATGTGTGTAGTTAGGTCGAATTCTTGTGGTTTGCTCATTTTATCTCCTCTTGGTTTGGGTAATCAGGCACCATGCCTTATATAAAGAAAGGGTTCTACGATCTTAAGCCGAAGAACCCCTCTACAACACCTTCCCCAAGGATAAACTAAATGCGCTAATTAGGCGCTTGCGATCAATTGACTCTGGTTAACAGCTTCTTCAGGATCCAAGTCGGCTCTGACCCCGTAAACAGCTTCACCAGCAGTATCCGCAGCTACACTAACTTCAAAAACTAACTCACCACCAGCAAGCAATGTGTAAGGGCTTACGTCTTTGTAAACTACGTCCCCAACTACTGTTGCGTCTGGAATTGTAAGTTGTCCTAGAGTTACTTCGCCAGCGGCAGATCCAAAATTCGGTCTGAATTTGAAATCTACTACGGCTTCTGTGACGGCTGAATCAACAAGAGTGCTGACAAGTGCGTAAAGCCTTCTCACACAGCACTGCTCCATGATAGCGAACGAGTAGGTATGTACTCCAGTAGCGGACAGATCATCTGCCGCTCCTGCGCCTATTTGTACTAAGGACATTGATAATTGCTCTTCAGTATACATTTTAGTCTTCTCCCTCAGTATTACATACTGGTTAAGTGAACGATTTTAGCTTCTCCAGCATTGGCTGTATCCCAAACAATACCGAACTCTAGGATTCCGTACCAAGCAACGGCTTTTTGACGACCGAAGTCTCCTGGAATACCAGCTCTTAGTTCAGGATCTTGTGCAACAGCCATAGCTACTGCGTCTTCTCCGAAGAAAACTGCTTCACCTAATATACCTGCAGCACCGAGTGATTGACTGAGGGCTTGCAAGTGGTTTGTTTCAATAAATCTAATTCCTTCTAGACGGCCAACTTCTCCGTTGAACTTAACAGAAGGATCTATATATTTATGCCATTCTTCCCAAGTAGAATCATCTTTGATTCCCCTGATAGCTTTTGTTGAAGCTATACATACGTAGCTGTCACCTAGCATTGGCACGCGAAGAGTAGAGAACATGTAGTCTCTGATTCTTTCAATGTGAAATACGTTTAGGTTAACAGTAGCAGTTGTAGAAGCAACACCGTCTGTATCGAAAACAAGAGAAGCAGCACCATCTGGGATGGCTTTTACTTTTGCTGTTTTGAATGCGTCAGCGGCACCGATATCCATAGTCAATTTCATTTGATCACGGAGTTTTTTCTGAATCATATTTGATGGACTGAACTTACCGAGGTCTTCAGCAAGAGAAGTATAAGGAATCGCACGGCCCCACTCGCTTACTGTAATAGCGATTGTGGTTAGTGTGATGTTATCTTCAGGAATGCGTCTACCTTCAGAGATACGACCATTTGACAATCCGGTGGGAGAATCAGCAAGTCTTGAAATTGTGATAGACTCACCTTTTTTCTTACCGTATCCAGCCTCTGGACTTGCGAATTGCATGAACTTTGCCATTGCAATAGAAGCAATTCTGAGATCAGAACTTAATGCGTGGTTTTTATATGTCCCGGACGGTGCATCGTACGCCCAACTGTTTCCTTGGCTCATGGCCTTTTCCTCCTGCAGCATCTTGCTTGACGCTGTAAATTAAACTTTAAGAAGTAAAGTACTTACTTTGAAGTTGCCTTACTTGGTCAATAAAAGCAACATTTTTAACAACTTCTGGTACAGATATTGCAGTGTGACCAGATTTTGTTGGTGCTGCTGTAATGGCTGGGGAGTTCCCCAATACTTCTGTTTCTTTGAACTTATCACGAATTCTGTTTAGTTCTCCACGAGTTAGGGTGGCTAACTTGTCCATGGCCTCTGTGGGAGGCATCGCATAAAGCTCTTTTTGGTTTCTGGCTAATACAAGATCAACTTGCTCCCGTACATCGTCCAAATCCCTATTCTTACTATAAAAGTTTTCCCATAGTGCGTCAACTTGCTTCTGTGTGACTTGCTCTGCGCCGATTACTTGCCTTGCTTGAGCGACGGCTTGATTTGTTACCATGCGTAACGCTTCACCTGGATTTTCCCAAATGAGTTCACCTATGTCTTTGCCGTCAATGATGAGGCCAGTAGGCTCTTCTTTTTTAGATTCTGCTACTTCAGATACTGCTGGCTTTGCGCTGAGTTGCGCAATTGCTTCTTGATAGCCCTGATTTTTGGCTGCTTTCTTATCTAAGTCTGCGATGAAGTCAGCGAGTTCTTCGTTGGTTTTGAAGGTTTTATTGCCCCAAGTGAAAACTGGTGCATCTGCTTTTGCTTCTGACGCAACTGATTCTTCGGCAGCAATAACTTGCTCGACTGGTGCGCCTGTCATAATTGTTTCTTCTGTGAACACTTCGTCGTCATCCTTCTTTGGTGGAAGTATAGGATTTGTTGAAGTGAGTTTTTTCTTTGGTTCTGTTTGCGGTGTTGTATTCGCGCTCATTTATTGTACTCTCTTTCTGCCGCAGCACGGCCTTTCTTAACCAGCCTGTCAAGATCCGCTAGGATCTCTTGAAAACAGGATAGTTTTCCAACAAGGGCAAGGTATGGCTTGGGGTCCACCTCACCTTTATTAAATGTTTGTATAAGTTGTGTATATGCAGCCTTCTCACGTTTAGCAATTACTTCAGAGAATACGTCGAGTGCTAACTCAGCACGTTTACCCTGATTGGCTAAGACCACTTCGTCTACGTCAGTATGTTTCATTGCTGACCTCTAAGAGGAAGTGTTTCTGCGGGCTGTGGGGCGAATTCAGATCTCTGAAAAATGTCACCTAGGGAACTCCCAGATTCCTCTACGTTGTTCAGGTCGTTTTCTCCAGTTTGCCCCTGTGATTGAGCTAATTGTTCGAGTATGTTCGGTTGTCCTTGCTGCGCTTGGATTTCGGATTCTTTGAGTTCAAGTTCAGCTGGATTAATGTTCAAAGATTTCATGATGAGCGACATGAGTCTTCCAAAGTCGTACTTCTTAGCGAATTCTTGTATTAGTACGTCTGATTGTCCGATGCTTTGTAAGAAGAGCATTAGTTGCTGATGATTTTTCATACGACTAAGGATGGTTGAGATACCACTTACCTTGAATTTGAAGCCATCAACTACAGCGATGAATAGTTCTGGTCTGGGTACTGCGGCCAGTTGTCTAGCTCTTTGTGGGCCTAGTTCACTTTCAATTTCTGCATCATCCAAGTCATCTATGTGCTGTGCAATGACTGCAATGGACATTTGAAGTATTGGAGAAATGAAAACTTTCTCTATGTTTTTAGCTACAGCAGAGAATAGGTTTGTTAGGGATTGACTGGCCTCTACGACTTCGGTTGCTTTTACTGAGCGTCCGGGTAGGTTACCCATGCGAAGTTCATTTGAGAGTGCAGACTGATTAAATTCACTCACGATTAGTTCGTACATGGCAAGACCATCAGCTGGTACTTTACCCGTGCTGAGTTCCTCGTATACGCGTGCTCCGGGGGGAGCCAAAGAGTTTATGTCTAAGGTTGTTCCTGCTGGGATACCATTGGATACTTGATTTTCGTCGTCTAGCCATTCGCGTCTGATTTGTCCGATGTTATGGACAGATTTCATTGCGCCGTCTAGGTTTAGGTTGAATAGTTCGTTGGCCGCGTTGTTTAGTTTAGTTGGCGCATCGTTTAATGCCTTGTGCCACACGCTTTTTGGAACACGTAAGATGGGTGTTACGACGTATGGAGATTTGCCATGCCAATAAGGGTTGCGAGTTGGTTTTTGAATGAGCGACTGAAAGTCGTTTGCGCATGTCCACATTACATTTTCGAATAAGAGGTCACCTGTGACTGGATCTACGATTGATCCCCAGCATTCAAAGATGCGTATTTTCTTTCTAATTGAGCCAGTTTCTAGGTTTTGACCTTTTTCACGGGCTTTATAGGAGTCTTGCTCATCTGTTCCGGTGGCTTTGAAGGCTTTGATTGCTTCCTCTACAGCGTCTTTGTCGTAAATTGCATTGGGGCCTTCAGCCATCTTGCGAAGTTCCCAAGTGTCTAGTTCAATTTCTTCCATTTGGTAGAGGCCACGACCTGTAGGATCTGGATAATAGTCTTCACCGCGTACTGGGTCTATGCGAAGTTCCCATCGGGTGTCTTTAATCTTTACGAGTTCTGTTTTCTTTTTGCCACCTTCAAGGAAAGCTGATTTAGTTCTGTATTTTGGCTTTTCTACACGGATACCGTGTACTTTTGCGATGACTAGGGACTCGTTACTTGCGAGTTTCATGAAGTCGTTGACTGTTTCGTAGAAGCCAGCCTTCTCTAGGTAGCGACGCAGGAGCTTTCGGACTTCATCTGGTGTGATGACCATGAATTTTTCGAATCCTTCGAGTCCAAGACGAGATTCGACTGAAAACCAGTCTTCCATGTCTACTAAGCCCTGTTGAATGAATGCTGCAAATTGTTCTGTTGCAAGGCTTTGCTTCGGGAGGAATTCGCGTGATTGTCCTTCTATTTTGTGTGAGAAGTTACCGCGAAGGTGGAAGGCGTCCCAGTTTTCACGGTTAGTTTCCATGCGGTCAGTTTTGGCAAACTTAGCTTCATCCCTGTATGCAAGGGAAGTTTGAAGAATTTTATCTTCATCTTTGAGGACTGGTTCTTTTAATTTGGTGCTTTTTCGACTTGCCACTATGAGCCTCCGTTTAATAGCTTAGGTATTACAAGACCATGTTGGCCTTTTGACCACGAGTATTTAGGAGTGGGTACGTACGCTCCAAGCATACCTCGCTTCTGCGGTGAAATGCAACTGGCCATGTATTGTAAAGCGTCATGGGGATGCGAGTGCGGGTCTTTTAAAGGGCGTTCTTGGTTGGATTCTATATTTTCTCGTCTATCTGCGTAACGATATCCACCGTTAAAACCGCTGACAAGAACAGGACATTCTTTGCGACTGATTTGAAATGAGGGTCCGTCTGAGGAAATAGTAGTCAGGAATTTGGTTACTGCGGTGAATCGAGCTTCCCAAAACATTGCCCCGGGATATATGCTGCGCAAGCCGTTTTGATACATGAGTTGGACACATTTGCTTTCGTCAGTTTCGCTGCGTTTGAAACCTGCGGGGTCTACGAAGTTCATCCAATCTTTGCGTTGGTCGTGCCAGCCGGGAAAATCTATTGCGCAGTGTTCGAGGACTTGGCGAGAGAATATGTCTATGCCTCGGTTTCCTATGTATTCCTTGAGAATTACGAGCTGATTTCCTTGGAGTTGGCCTACTACACAGGCTGGAGTCAATCCAAAATCCCACCCGCGGAATAGAGGGAGGCCGAGTTCTGGGCCTAGGTTGTCGGAGCAGTGGATCTGCTCGTTCCAATCGGCGTAGACGGGTTTTCCTTCAAAGGAATCCCAAATAAGTTCGTACTCCTGATTATACTGGCGAATGGGCATACTAGATTTGATATTTGCGCGGTAACTTGGGTCACGCTTTTTTGGATCCGCGCTGTAGTGTAGTTGGAAGATTGTAAATTTGTTTTTTGGGTTCTCCCAGACTTCCACACCTTTTATTGGACGATGCTTGCGTGGGGCAATAATTATTGAGTCATCTGTAGTGTCAAGTTGGTCGAAGACCAAGCGTTTGAAGAAGCCTGGAGCAGGGGAACTGACTCCGGTGAAACGACCACCACCCTCTAACGTGGGATACGATGAGGAATACATCTTCTCGGCATGTTCCCAGAAGGCCATCTCGTCCGCAAAGATCGACGAAAACGTATACTGGCGGAGCTGGTCTGCTCCTTGTGGGAATCCTTGGAGGGCTGATTTAATTTCTGGGAACTGTAAGTTATTAAATGTTTTAATTGCTTTCGGCAAGACTTCGCGGGGGATGACGTTTTCAGGAATGTTCTGATAGATAGTAAAAGCGCGATCAATAAGTTCATTAGCGTCGTCTTCTTTCTTCGAAACTATTGCATTTAAACGTGCCTCGTGGAACATGGTATCCCAGAGGTGTAGAGCTACGTTAACCCACGAGATAAACATACGTCTACTCTTTGGTACGAGAAGCTTTGGGGATCTTTGCCATATGCGCGTATAGAGTTCGAGATACTTGAGGTGTGCTGGAAATGGTTTGATTGGATTTACTTTGTCTACTTGGTCGATGGTAATGACGCACAAGCGAAGGAATTCCCACGGATCTGCAACTACGCGCTTGTAAGTTTCCAGTAGTTGCGGGTTCATGATTTAAGTCCTATTTAGATTCCCTTAATTTTCTTTTACGTGCTTCTTCAGCGAGTTGTTCTGCGATTTTGCGCTTTTTAAGTGCGTCAAGTCCTGCTGCACCTGCGCCAATGGCAATACCCGTGCCAACAGTACGAGCAACTTTATTAAATGAATCTAGTTCTGCTGTCATAGCTGCGTTTCTAGCGCGTGCAGCGGCTGAAGATCCTTTGACTATTGCACCGGAGGCTGCTTTCTTAGAAATTTCTGCTGCTTCACTGATAATCTTTTTCTTAAGTGTATTCTTGGCTGCTTGCTTGGCTATCTGTTTAGATAACATTGCTGGAACAGCACCCATAAGTAATCTTGCTTTACCTGCCATTTAATTCTCCTATTTATTCTAAAATTCCGTATATAGTTACTGAACAATGGCCTAAGAACTGATGCCAGAATGGGAATTTCCCTGTCGGTATTGTGAAGTTCTCGGTTGTTGCGTTATCTCTTGTAGTATCAAGAGCTGCTCCGTTTATTCCGGCATGAGTAGCTACGTCTAGTCTTCCGGAAAGTTCAATTCTTCCCGGTGTTGGTGCTGTTGCAGTATCGTCAGCAATAGCAGCAGCATCAGCGTAACCAATAGTCCCGTTGCACCAATCAGATGCACCCCAGTCTTTTGCCTCGACACCAATTACTCGGATGGTGGTGCTTCCTGGAACTGAGTAAGCTGTAGTAGAACCGTTTAGTGTGCATTTATTGTAATTGTTTGCACTGGAATTACTTGAGCAGCGAAGCACAATGAATTTAGAAAAGTCAGTGATTACTCTTCCAGCTATTGTTACGCTTTCAATTTTCGCTGGAGTTGAAGCCCAAGAACTTGAGGCAAAGACTAATGCTAAAATCAATAATATTTTTTTCATATGTTCTCCT